TTTTTTTTTTTTTTTAAAATAAAAGAAAATATATGTCTTCTTCATTTTAAATTCTTAATTTTGGAATAGTTGGAGCACTTCATCATGCACCAAGAAAACCCATTATAACCCGCTATTACCGCAAACCCATCTATACATATTTTACCTGTGGGATAGAGTTATTTTAAGAAAACTAAAATAAATTAGCAAAAAATTTTATTACCTTTCGATCAGATTTAAACAATAACACTTGCTCATGCTTAACATTCTTCCTTCATTGACTTTCGCCTCTTTTGGAGGGAGTTTAAAGAAATGTGGGAGACTCTACATCATTTCACTTCTAAACATACCTGCGTGTTCATACTTGACACTAATATTTGTTTAGGAGCTTCTGTTGATATATCTCTTTCACATCTATGTGATCTTATCGTTTACTTAGACTTGTTAACCACTTAATGCCTTGTCTTCACTAGAGGTATTCCCACCTTCTGATTGGCATTATCAAACGGTGACCCCACAAGAGGGCTTGGATTCAGTTGACGACTCTGACCCACACTATTAACATTTACGTTTGAAGGTCGCATTTCCATAGCTATGGTGATAGATGTAAATCCAGTTTTTGGATGTGAGGCACTAACCCCCACACTGAGCTGTGACCGCAGTCTTTTACCACACATTTTAGGTTAACTGCAAACCAGTTGGCAGATATTTAAAGAAAATATAAAATTTACAAAAGGAAATTAAGAAAAGATATAATTTGCCCATGACAGGTCTTAAGGTTATCCAACCACCTTCAGTATGATTACACTCTAACCTACTGCTTTGCCCTTCCCTTTCTTAAATCTGGTGTATGTGTTTTTACATCCATACCACAAACTTAAGAAAGAAAGACCAACACCTGATAGCAAAGTGTTGGCAATGCCTAATGTCCAGAACACGGGCAGTAGTAATGAGACCTTCATCCTCCTATAAGACTTTTTGAGAAATTTGTCTTTTGCCGACCATTTAAGTGTATTGTTAAATCTAGTTTTCTGTTTCACAGTAGATTTATATACAGCCATAAATGGTGTAGCAACAGCAAAACCAATAAAGTTGCCCAAGCCAGCCATTACAGTGGAAGGCCGGTTTTCTTCATCAATCTCTGGTAGTCCATCAGTCTTTACATGGTACTCATATTTACGCAACCATTTAGTGAAAATTCTTTCACTTTTCTTGTGCGTGGCATCACTAGGTGCCACAGCCTTAACCAACCAATCTAGCCACCCTTTAGACCTCAACCCCACTGCTTTCCTTGTGGGTACGCTCTCATAAAACCGCTGAGCTTTAGATTTTAACTCTTTAGTCAACTCTTCTTTTCGGGAGCTGATCCACTCAGAGTAGGTCTCAGGCATTAACTCACCATTGCAAACCACACAGAATGGTGTATCACAGTGAAACTTTTTACCATTAACCTTGATTAATGGGTTCGGTTTTATTGTGCTACTGTCACTCTCAGGTTCACTAGCAACTGTTGGTCGTGGTGGCAAATGGTACAGTTTTGGTTTCCTGTCTGAAGGGACACCCCTAAGGTTTTCAGCCGTAAGGTCATCCACTTTTGGAGCAGGCCCCGCAATAATGTCATCAGGGTTGAAAATTGGGATGGACTGGGATTCCACACTGCCTGTGTCTTCCCAATCACCTTCCTCAACATCCAACACTTTTGAAATCTTATTTAACCTATCTTTATTTCGAGAGATTGTTCTCCTTTGACTCCTAGTGAGCCTCCTTCTTGGAGTCAACCAGTTCTTTATTTTACTGGGTGCCCCTTTCTTTATGCCCCTTTGGACCATCAAGTGATCAACTTGAGGGGACTCTCTCCATATTTTAAGTCTGTCTTCAACCAGCCCTGGTTTATATGAGGGCCAGTAGACAGAAGTTAAAATTGATGAAAACTGTGTTGTCCTTCCCGATTTTTGCCAGGAAGCCAGGAAGCTGTTCACCAATGTTGATAGTGTTAGCACTCCTCTAGGAGTGGCCCCACTAATAAATGTTCTCAAGTCAGCCAACATCAATATCGTGTCATTGATGTATGGCTCTTTGCTTATTTTTGAAAGTGCTGATATCATGTGGTTGTACACATCATCAACAACTTTTGGATCTTGAGACCTAATGACTGGGATTTTAGGTGGACCTGGTTTGGTCCATGACAAATCCCAGTTGAAAAACCTGCCTGATTCACGCAAAGCAGGTGTGATGGGAGTGATGATATCGTAGTATCCCCACACACCATCGTTTGTAAATTTTGCTTCTAGGATTTCTAAAAGCTTCCTTTTTGTTGGGATGAATGAGTCCTTGCTCACATAATCATCCTTCCACTCCCACACGTCCCCAGGCTTACAGACATCTTTATACAATTTGAAGTCTGACAAAATGCCTGCAAAAATCTGTGTCACCGGGACAACCACTACATTCCCCTCCTGACTCTTACATTCAATCACCCAGCCATATGCTGAGAAATTCCCCACTTTATATCTTGGGTGTTTAGAGTCCAGCACTAGAAACACACTTGCTCTACGCAACTCCTTGGGTGTCATCCCTTGGGCTGCGTACTCTTTAATGTCTTGAATGATATATCTAGACATGGTGACAAAATTACATACCACCTATCGCCAGCGATTTCGATGTTCTCATCTCCTCAGGGTGGTTGGGTCCTGCCCGCAAAATATATATCTAAAAACTTCCTTTCCTCACAGGCCTACCAGTAGGTTTTGTTTCAGGAAGGTGAAATTGTCTTTTTGTGCCATAAATCTCTTCTCTAACTGGTTTAGCAGACCCTTCTGCTCCTCGTGAACCAATTGAAGACAAGAAATTGTCTCTTGCGAACCTGGCTTTCGAAAGTGACAGATTTTCTTTGGACCAATCTGTTTTTGAGACAAATTCCTTTGCATTTTTAAGCAAAGTCACATAATCATTTAAAAGGTCAGAGTAGATGAAGCTGAAGCCTGAACTCGTTCCGCTGATACCCTCCATATGGATGCCGAAAAGATTCATTTCCCTTGGGGGTATTTCATCAGGATTTTTAAGCCTTTGTTTTGTCTTAAACTTATCCACCCTATTGGTTTCAATAAATTTTGTCAGAGTTAACAACTGTTCAGTTGTCAAATTCTTTTCAAAACAGTCAAATAGTTTTGGCATGTATTTCCCCAGAATATTTATATCTAACCCACCTGCCAACCACTCAGTAAGCAGGCCTTCATTATTAATAGTGAGCGACTGTGAAATAAAAGATCCTTTAAAATTTATTACATATGCATCACCGTTATTAGTGCGACCAGTTCTCCCCATCCTTTGTCTTAAAGTTGAAGGGTCAATTTGAACAAACACTGGTTCAGTTGTCCCATCAGGTTTGTGTTGCACATTTCTGGTAAAATTAGGCGTAATGACAACAGTAACTCCAGGGATTGTGATAGCGACATCACAAACAGCTGTTGTCACAACAAAGTCACAATCTTCAGACAAATCAACTTCCTCTGTTTCAGAAGATAGGAAGAGACCTTTTCCTTTCACATTTTTACTGAAGACTTCAAGGTCAGCCTTGTCATTTATGAATATGAGAAACTTTTCAGGGGTTCTGTAGGAGCTCATAATCTCTGTAACAATTCCCAAGTACCTTGAGCACCAATTGTTCCTATCAACTTGGACCTCTACATCCTTATTATAACTTTTAAGTTTAGTTGAATAGATCTTTGGTAACTCAATTTCCGTTGTGGTGAAGGCCATGTCCTTTTCTTTTTGGGCAGGGGTTGCAGTAGTCATAATGGTTGTTAACCCTGAACCTGCACCAATCATTTGCTTCACAACTTGATAAGGAAGTTCATCAATGTGAGATTCATCCAGCACAAATAAGTTTTCTTTTGAAACCCATTGGGGGTTAAGCAGTAGCTCTTGGGCTGTCATGTACCAAACTTTTTCTCTTTGATCAAGTTTGAGACCGGATGTCAAGCCTGAACTTTGCACTCCAATGGTTTTTGTGTAGCTGACTAAACCCTTAACCACCTTACTCCTAGGTTCTATCACAATTATTTTCTTGAACATGTGGCCAAGGGCACTCTGTAAATACAAGATCATTGTAGTTGACTTACCTGTTCCAGTGCCTGCTACAACTAGATGTGTCTTCCCGTGGTGTTCAATGTTCTCCAAATACTGTAAGTTCTTGAAATTTGGTGGCACTTGGTCCCATATCAGGTTCAGCACAAAATTGTAAATTTTTCCAAACCAGTAAGTGGGGTCAATTAATGTGAAGTTCATAATAGACTCCCCCACACTAAATTTTAAATCAGTGCCATGCTCAATGAATTCAATATCTGGTATCGAGACTATGTTCAAGATCCCAAGAAGTAAAAGGTTCCACACTGGGAAACTGTAATTCTTATATTTCGTTTGGATCTTCCCATTCAGTATGAATTGAACGTTTGCGAATTTCATGAGAAGCCAATCTATCCATGCTATTGGGTTGTATTTCTCAGAGTCTAGCCTAAAATACAGGAACAACCAGTGTCTCACGAGTAGTGTTAAATCTGTTTCATCCTGTATTGTTAGGGATCTGTCCTCTATGAAATCATAGCATGATGATTGTAATAGCATTGATAGATGACCTTCTGAGAAGACGCCGTTGGATTTAGACAGTAACTGGCGTGGCCAGGTGGTTAAAAATCCGAGAGCTTTCTGAGCAGTTCTCCCAAATCCTACATTTTTGATAGAAGGATTCAGAACATCAGGTACAACAGACATATAATTAAATATGTAGTCCATAAAGGTCATACTTCCGTATTCAACAATGTCGTCAGGATCAAAATTTTCAAAATCTCTCTCCTCTGGATCTCGAACAGAAGTGTTTGAACTGTAAAATTTCTCCATGACTTGATCATAAGACGGGATTCTGGCTCTCATAAAAGCTAGGTCGGGATATTTGAATAGAAGTGTTTCTATCACTTCACGCCCAACGTAGTAAGCTTTCTCATTATGTGCACATAAATCCATATATGATAAGACCCTTGTCACTTTGTATCTCGGGTCTCTATTAAGCACTGGAGCTTTCATTTTCCCGAGTAAAGCATCAGGGTTGTGATAAACTATAAACTGAGGTGCATTCATACCCATTTTCTCCCGGAAATAGGCTTGGTCAGCAACAGTGGATCTTTTGCAAAATTTTGACAAGAATGGTAATTTTGTCAAGTCTGTTGGATCCACATCTGGTACCTCGTTGTTCATAGTGACACCCCATGTTGCAAGAACATTGCATATGTTTTCAAAAGTCCAGACTTTTGGAGCCCCTTCAGCAATACTGAAAATGTTGTCATCACCATAACATGAAAGCTCATTGAAGTTTTTAAATTCATGAGCAGATAGGCCTGTGAGGTTCACCCATGCAGCCATGTACAAACTAACTAATGCAAGGGAATTGTCACTAGAAGTAGAAGCATGACCAGTTGTTAATCCTGTGCCTTTCTTATACACATTCCCAGTTGAAGGAGTCATGATTAGAGACTCATTTAACCGGTCATAATTAATATCAATCATTTCTGATATCATGTCAAATTGTCTATGTCTTGAAAAACCTTTCTTTCTCACTGATTTGATAATTCTTTGGACATTCTTTGTTATAGTTGAGTCAAATTCAGTACAATCTCCAGCATAATGATATTTCATCTTGGAGTGACGTTCAAAAAGTTTCGACAGATGAAAACCAGTGAGCGGCAAACCAATCTGGATAGGAGTTTCATTTGGTTTGAAACGATGGTTTGGCTCATAACTCCACACCATTTGCCATAAATATTGTGGTAACATTGAACCAATGGGTGTTCTCACCTTATTGCGCCTCCATTTCTTTTCAGGTAGAGCTTCACTCTTGTAAAAAGCAGAACTTATCATTGCCATTGCAGGAAAATGTCTGTATAAATTATTCCAATAATTTAAATATGAGGTTAAAGTAGGGAATCTAGAGATGTCCTCAGTCCTTCTCATTTTCTTCATGCTACCATCTTTTCTCAATTTACTTGAAGGTGCCAGAGGGCCCACATTGTAGTTCTTTTTCCATTTCTTGTAGATAGAACGAATCGGTGTTATTTTTGAGTCAGAGAAGATTTCTTTCACAACTTCCCAGACCGCATCCACAACCTGTTGTTCTTTTGGAATTGAAACTGATTTATTGTTAAAATATCTACTTACTGACTCTAGCTCATTTTCAATTGTGACATATGAATCAGACCTTCTGTATTCTTGCACATCAAGTTTGAAAGCATTAAACTCCACAAAATCGTATGTTTTGAGAGCTCTCAAGCCAGTGATAAAATTTGTACCATCTTGTAGCCAGCTATTATGGCGCCCACCCAAAATGGTTTCATTCGGCCTTTGTGCTTTCACATCCCCGATGGGATATCCTATATCCTTGAGTATGTCAATTGTTGATTGCACATCCAATCTATTCAGGTGTGACGGAAATTTCCTGACAAAGCCTGGAACATTAAATTCGTTTATCTTCCTAGTCACTTCAAGTGAAAATGATGTGAAAACACTTCTGAATTTGAATTTCTTTTCATTAGCTGTTTTTCTATCTACAATGAATTGGGACCTTAGCAAAAACCTCAGGACTGCTATTGCCCACCGAAGGCGCAACAACTTGAATTTTAAATGAACAAAGGAACTCAACTTTATGGTTCCATCAAGTTTGAAAATTATTGTCTTGCCATCTTCATTGATCTCGGGCAACCCACTTGCGAATATTATTAGTGAATTTTTTATTATGGACCTGACATAATTGTAAAGTTTCACACAGTTATAAAAGAAGGTTTGGATTCCATAATGGATCCAATCTATCATTGCGAAAATTGTAAAAGGTGTCAACATTCCAGTCCCAATTACTACTGCAAGAAGCATTAGACATGTAATAACCTTCTGAGCCACTTTTGTGGTTGTTTTAAAAAGAAATGAGCAAAATTTTAGTGAAACTAAGGCAATGACTAGTGCAGTTAGTTTTTGCCACAGTCCTTTTTCATACCAGTCCAAATACTTCATTTGTATTTTAACTAGCCTGGAGTCAAATTCTTGATACTCAGGAATGTCAAACCAATGGTAGTTGTTAGCATTGGTGTCAAGCTCCACACGATTTGTTGTGCCGAAGAATTCGTCATATTCAAAAGATGCCTCTACATGTCTTTTGCTTACAAAATAATTTAATATAATTGATGAGATCATATTATGTGAGCCACCAATCACATTGAAGTTCTTTCCTCTGATTGTGTTTATTGTTGTCATTATTATATTATGCATGACATTTGAATAGCTTACCATCTCTACAAACACAAGGAAGAATAGAGCAATGAGAGTTCCCATACAAACAAAAGGGTGCAATAGAAAACACCAAAACAGTCCAAAAATCATCCCACAAAATAATGCTGAAAACAAACAAGATGACAGGACAAGAACCAACAACATCCCAAACAAAAATAAATAAGAAATGGTGTAAAGTGCTCTTTTGAGCCACTTGCTTTTCTCATAAACTTCATCCTCCAACTTTGGGCTCCAACCCACCAACATACCTTCATTGGAATAGTATGTGACACCAACCGGTGGTGGAGCAATTAAACCCAAACTTAATATTTTCTTCACAAGTCGAACGTCAGATCGACTCCTGAAAATTCTCCAAACCTCTTGCATAAAAGAATCCATGGTGAATATAAAATCCACATAAAGCCTTTATAGTTAAACACTAAGTAAAGGTCGTGGTGTAACTTCTGTTATTTAGCTACCCC